TAAACAAATCGGCCATGTTCCGAACTAACCCCGGAGAAACACTTAACCTATTCCCGGAGAAACATCCATACATGGCACGTGATGGCAGCCCGAAAGAAGTAAAGGATGCACAAAAAATTATTGAGAAGATGGAATAGTAAATGAATAAATAGTAAATATTTTAATGACTGCATCGGAATTAAATAAAAATATTCTCAATGATATGAAAGTCGAACTCCTGGATGAGTTTGACCGGAACTTTGAGCGTAAGGCTTTCTTTTCTGAACGATGGCCACAACGTAAAAGCGAAGGAAAAGGAAGTCTTTTGGTGGTTCGTGGAGGCAGCGGGTTACGCGGTTCTATCCGTGCCAGGGTACAAAATAGCGGCGTTGTATTTAGTTCCGGACAGCCACATGCACAAATTCATAACGAAGGTGGTGACATCGTTGTTACTGTTCGAATGAAGCGGTTCTTTTGGGCAAAATTTTACGAGCTGAGCGGAAAGGTGAAGTTTAAAAAGGATGGTAAAACTTCAAAAGGCTCCCTGAAGATAAGTGACGAAGCCGAATTTTATAAAAATATGGCATTGATGAAAGTCGGTAGTAAAATACATATTCCAAAACGGCAGTTCATTGGTCATGCTCCGGAAGTTGACAAAGCAGTGAAACGCATAATCGAATACAATTTAAAGAGTATTGAAATGATTCTTAAACAGGGTTTAAAATGAGAAAGAAACTTTATCTATCAATTATCGACCAACTGAGACTGATCCAACAGGATGATCAGGGAAAATACATTACAGCTCTGACACTCGATGATAAAAAGTCAGTTATCAAACATCTGGATATTTGGAACAATAATCTTCAGTATATAGAACAAGAAGTTCCATTCCCCACACCCGCCTTGTTTTTACAGTTCCAACCTATCACATGGGAAATACGTTCAAAGGGTTTACGTGCCGCCGATGTGGCTGTAACATTGCACGTGGTGACTTCAAACATTGCACCCAGTAATCACAAATCGCAATACGAAACAAAAGCCTTTGAATTCCTGGACCTGTTGGATGCTATAAATGCCAACCTATACGGACTGAAAGGAGACTTTTTTCGTAACCTGGTATCGACTACTTCATCTACCGATCATGACCATGCTGAATTAATAGATAGCCTGGAAACATACAATGTACAGGTTACAGATACATCAGCCGTCAAAGTATTACCAACTACTTATGTTGCACCGGTTGTTACTACCGGCTTTATTAATGGGTAAACCAAAAAAAGCCTCGAACAGTAGTACGAGGCTTTTTTGTAATTCTTATACCCATTCAGGGGTTAGGGGTTTATTCTAACTTTGCATCAAGAACCGACCAGTTCTCATCTTTACGATAATCATCTTTCCATTTCAGCTTTACAGAGTAGCTATTTCTTATCATAGAACCGAATGTGTTTTGAGCGTCCACCGAACCGGTTATAATAATCATACTATCTGCACTCACATAATACTTTTGCGTCTCTGATGGAAATTCAGCAGTAGAAGGTGCTTTTAGCAATGATTTTACGATACTTTCCACTTTAAATTTTGCAGTTAATTTCAAGTCAGTAGTGTCAATACTTTTATTTTTCTGACTCCCATTATACATTGCAAATATCAATAACGCAATAAAGGCAATCACGATAAAACCACCGAACTTATTTCTTTTAGGTAAATCATTAAAAGGAACTCTTTTTTTGTCTGCCGGGGATAACTGTTTAAATTCTTGTGAAGTCATATTGATTTAGTTTAAAGTAAATAATCATTGGCATAAATAACACCTTCTACTGAGCTAAATAAAAGAAACAATAATGATGTCATTTTATTCAATGTATCCAAATCAGGTGTCATACTTCGTATTAACTGCAAAACTCTAAAGTATTTATTCTCATTCGCCATATTCATATCCCTACACTGAAATAAATCAAGTAATTCATCACGCGTATTCACCCAATCTTCAATGGGATTCCCAATTGTATGTATTTTAATGGTAAAACCATCTTTGTTAAATAAGACTGCCATACTTGCATCCTTTCTCAAATAAGTAAATAATGTGCTTTTGCATTGTAAAGAAATAAGAGTTTATAAAAAAAGAGCCCACGCGCTGCAGACCCACCAACACAGTCCACTGGACAATGAAGAAAAATACCGTTCTAAGCGGCTCGCACGGGCTCAAACTCTTTTTTTCTTGAATTTGACCGGTACACTGTATTGATAAATCTGCGGTTCAAAGATACAACAAACATTTAGAATTGAAACAAAATGAAAACATAAAACAATTATATAAAAAAATAAACCGCCTGACAATGAAGTCAGGCGGTTTATTTTTTAAACTAAAATAATTTCAATTGTTGGTCATCTTCTTTTGAATCAGGTTCTATTTTCTTCAGGTACCGGAAGAATGTCCTTTCACTTATTCCCGTTTCTTTTTTTATGTAATTCCTATAAACTGCCAATTTGCACCTGTCCTGTCTTCCGGGTTCATAATGCAATAAAAGCAGTGCCCTTACTTTCTCTGCTGATTTCTGTCTACTCTCGTGATTAATATGTTTACCCTTCATGCCGTATTTGCTATTTACTATGAATTACCTTTTAACCACTCTTTTTTATAAAAACCCGTCACGTGCAACCTTATCAGCGTATGATGGAAGCAAATCCCTTACTATCCAGTAAATTTCATCCCACGTAGGAAGTTTAACAAGCATCTTATCATCAATATAAATGTCAGCATAAATCTTTCGTGTATCAATGCCACTATACTTTTCAACATTTGCCGGGCAACTTTCATTTATCTTATCATAATGAATACCCTGTTTTGCAAGCCATTCAATAGCTTCAAGAAGCCTGACGTGACTTCTACATGTCCAAATGATAATATAATAGCCATCCTTTTTTAATTGGTTTATCGCTTCCTTTGCGCCTTCTACCATTTCTCCTATGGCCGGAAATTGGTCTTTTACTATTGTTCCATCAAAATCAATTGCAATAATCATACTTTATAATTTTTAAGTTCCTGTTTAAGTTCAACTATTTGTTTATCCCTATCAGCAAGCCATATGCTGCTGTTTATTCTTAATATGTGTAATTGCTCACGCAACCTCTCTTCAGTGTTACCATCGTCCCCGGATTCGATAGCGTAATGACCTTCAGAGTCACGTGACCTGGTATCACAATACCTGACAACATGAATAGTTTTTATTTCTGTAAAGTCAAGAAGTAACTGTTGATTGTTCATGGTAAAGTTTGATTTTTTGCATTTTCAAATCTTCAATTTCTCTAAGGAATAAATCATTAAATGATAACAACCATTCAAGTTCCGTATCTATCTCTAAAATGTTGCAAGCCGTCATCTTTGTCATTTTCCTTGTCTTGTACTTCGTTTGACGGAGTAACGATCTTATTATAATGATCCGCGATCCAAACATTCAATTGTTCAATGGTTTTATTGGTAACAACTGTGTGATAATTGAACTTTCCAAAGTCGATGATTGCTTTTTCACAAATTCCACCCCTTTCAGGGAAAGTTAGGAAACATATCCGGTAATGCATTAAATCAATCCCACTGGTACGCATATCCCGGTATACCTTTCCAACCGATATCAATGTCCCAGTTGGGTTAGCCTGTGATATCATTTCTTTATCAATCACGTTCTGCCACTTCATGAACTTAAAGTCATCCGGAACAATCAATTTATCAAAAAACTCAGAGCAAATGATATTTAGTTCCGATCCGGTTCTGGTGGAACGTTGCCCCCAGGTTCCTTTTCCTTTTGGCTTATTTTCGTTGGCCATACTTCATCAGGGTAAATTCATTAGCATTCTCATACACATTGCAGCCGTTTGAATCAATTCTTCTTGTATGTGTTCTAAACTTCCACCTTCATAATGATAATCTAAAACCGCTTTTGTTACTTCTCCGGACTCTTCATTTAAAATTGCTACTTGTCTGAACATATCAGTTGGATAATCCGGATGTATAATTTCAGCTCTTTTTAATTCAGCCTCAATTGAAGAATACTTTCTAAGCCTATCTAATTCTGAATTTAATTCCATTTATTGGAGTATTTAATAATTATGTAAATAAAAATGTCTTTTTTGATCCACTGTACTTTTGTGTTATAATCGTTGTCATAAATGGAAAATCTTTCTTTTGTACTTTATCCAATGTCTCTTTTATTTTTGCCGAATTGGTAAAGAATTTACATTCTTCATTTTTAAATCGGATTTTGACTATGTACCTTCCTTCTCCATAAGATGTCTTAATACCCGGTGTATAATCAAGTATTTCTATTTCACAATTAACTATATCGGTGATTGATATTACTTGTACATTAAATATGGTTTTGTCTTCATCAACTTTAATTCCTAATTCAGAAAATTTCTTCATTTTTGAGTATCTTTTTTTGTAAGTGTTTTGAGTTGCAGTGTTTCGCCCAACCGAGCCAGGGGCTAACCTGCATTTTATATGTTTTCGGGTCCAGTTCTTTTTTATTGAGTTTGGCAACCTTTCTGCAAAAGCGTTTTTTAATTGTTTTACGCATTAGAATGTGAGTATGGTAGAAAATGTAACCCACAAAGTCTATCCCTCTGATACTGGTTGGAAACACCTGGTAATTGCCTTTTACCTGAAGGTTTAATTTGACAGTCATATAATCGCTTATTTCTTTCAGCAAATTATGTAAATAAGACTTATCCGGTGCTAGTATCACAATATCATCAGCGTATCGGTAATAGTAGTTCACTTTCATTTCTTCTTTGATCCAATGGTCAAAATATGATAAATATAAGTTGGCAAAGAACTGTGACAAATAATTCCCGATTGGAACGCCAGGCGCACTATCAATTATATCATCTAATAGATTTAAAAGCTTTGTATCCTTTATTTTCTTCCGGATGACACTTTTTAATATATCGTGATCAACACTCGGATAAAACTTCTTAATATCCAATTTCAAACAATAGGTCGTATTTTCAACGTCCTTTAAATCCCTTTTAATATGTTTTAATACACCATGAATGCCACGGTTTTTTATACATGCGTATGAGTTTTGAATGAAAACCGATAACCATATTGGTTCAAGAATATTCATAATAGCATGGTGAACAATTCTGTCCCTAAATGGAAGCCTGTAAACCGTTCTGACCTTTGGATCGGTAATCGTGAAAATGCTGTATTCAGAAGTTTTGTATGTACCATTCACCAGTTCTGAATGCAATTGGTTGATATTATTTTCCAGGTCTTTTTCAAAGAGCATCACTCCGTATTTTTTAGCCTTTCCCTGTTTAGCCTTTTCAAAAGCTAAACAGAGGTTTTCAAGGCTGCAAACTGTATCAAATAAGTAATTAAATCTTTTCATGCTTTGCTTTTCGTATCGGAGCGTTCTCCGTCAACTGACGGATACCAGCACCTTTTGAATTTGTAATTTTTTGGCAAGTGCCAAGGCCTTTGTCTCTGTAAAAATATTTTAGCATAGGTGCGAGCTGTTCCCTGCATTCGCATTCGAGTTATCGTAATTCGTGTCATTGAAAACGAAAGCCCTGGAGGACAACCCACAAAGACAAACAACCTTTAATTTCTATTTCTGAATAATTGCAGTCCAAACTTCTAAGAACTGTTCGCCTGCATACCTTGCAAGTTCCCGCGTTTTTAAGCAAAGGCGCGAGCCGATCCCCGCATACGCACCCGAGTCACCGTAATACGTGCCACCGAAAACGAAAGCCCCGGAGGACATATAGAAGTATGGATAATATTTACATTGATCACCATCATTCCAGTCTGCTTTCCATTCTTCGTTCAATGCTTCAGCAATCACAATAATTTTGTATTGCGCTTTAAAATATTCGCGCAAATCTTCAGGTAAATTTGAGAAGTCAGGAACTTCCGGACGACAGGTTTCTTTAATGGCATCTTCGAAAGTCTTAATACGTACCATCACGTTTTCTTTCACTTCTTTTACTGCTACTTCTTTTTCTTCTTTTTTCATTTGTGTGTGTTGTTATTTTGCTTTTCCAATCCATCAACCGACATATTGGAAAAGCGATTAATTATTAAAACATAAATCCTTTGTATATATCAGCAAATTGTTTGCCTGCATACGTCGCCAATTCGTCACTGGGGAAGCAAAGGCGCGAGCCGTCCCCCGCCTTCGCATCCGAGTAATCGTAATACGTGTCATCGAAAACGAAAGCCCCGGAGGACAACCGGAAATAAGGATACCACTTTGCTTGATTTGAATTTGTCCAGTCCGGAACCCATCCCTCATTTAATGCCTTAGTTATCGTTTTTAATTTACGGTAATTAATTTCGTCGGTTGTAAAACTTAAACTTTTAAATATAGATTCAACAATTGGCTGTTCTTCAAGTTCCAAACTTGCATCCTCATACGTTTTTATGCGATCAGTAATTTTACCGGTAAAAAACTCTTTTCCAAATGTTTCTTCTAATGCCAATTTCCATTCAGGTGAAGCCGTTTTATACATGCTTCTAGCTGTTGATTCTTCTATGTTTACTGTCTTTTTCATATTGATTTATTTATTTCATTTCTGGTATTTCAAGTACTGATTCTCCTGAAGCAACGTCATTGATAATTTCTTTAAAATCTTCCGACTTATTGTATAAACCCTCAATCATACCCTGCAACATATGTGCAGTTCCCTGTACACATGGATATAATTTCCCTCCAGTTGAAATAAGAAGTATTATTCCCTGATCTTCTGCAACCTCCAACTCATTAGAGTCTTTAATAATTTGTTTGATTTTATCTATATTCTCGTGCATCGAAGTTATTTTTAAATATTACTAAAATTCAATTCCACTGCCTGAT